CGGTACTCACGATATAAATACTTTAGTTGGTTTCACACCAAATAGTGAATATGAATTTATTATTGATAATAAAAGATTATATAGAGTTTTAAATAAATTTATTACAATTAAATATGAATATCAAGGAAACGAAGAAGAATATAATCCAAGCTGGACATAAAGCAGTTGAAGAACTAATTAAAGTAGCTAGAGAAGAAATAGTTGATTCAGACGAAGATATATCAGCTGATAGATTAAAGAATGCTGCAGCTACAAAAAAGTTAGCTATATTCGATGCGTTTGAAATATTAAACAGAATCCACGAAGAAGAGGCTATGCTAGAAGGTAAGCCTATAGAAGAAGAAAAAAAGACAACGTTTAAAGGATTTGCTGAAGGAAGATCTAAGTAATGAATTTTTTATGCTCACAATGCGGAGCTTGTTGTAGAAATGTAATAGGAAGCGGATTACCACATGATGAAAATGGTGTTTGTATGAACCTAAATAGAAAAACAAACAGTTGCTCTATATACGAAACAAGACCAGAGCAATGCAGGGTTGATAAAATGTTTGACAAGCACTTTAAGTTCAAAATAAGTAAGAAAGAGTTTTACAAACAAAATACTAGAGCTTGTCATATTCTGATAGACAAAGAAGGTTTAGATAGTAGTTTTAAAATAGACGTAGATGAATATGAAAAATAACTACCAACAAACATTATATAAAATTGTAAAACCTGTAAAACTTAATACCATTAAAAGATTAAATAAATCTAAAAAATGGAAATACGGTTACAATAAAGAAAATGATATTGTAGTAATATCAAAAACTGGTATGATAGGTGATGTACTAGAAATACAAGGATTTCAAATAGCTTTACCTAAACAACCAAAAGAAATACACTCTTGTAGTAGAATTAAATCAGAACAAAAATGGAAGCAGTTTCCAACTAATCCTGATTTTAAAAGAATTAAAACTGTTTTTGACTGGCAAGATTATCCAGATGATTTTAAAGAAAAACACTATGGATATATAGATGAAGAGTTTAGAAGAAGAGAAGAAGGGTTTTGGTTCATGAATAACGGTAAACCAACATACATAACAGGTACGCATTATATGTACTTACAGTGGAGTAAAATAGATGTTGGTGCTCCAGATTATAGAGAAGCTAATAGATTATTTTTTATATTTTGGGAAGCTTGTAAAGCAGATAATAGAAGTTACGGTATGTGTTATTTAAAAAATAGACGTTCCGGATTTTCATTTATGAGTTCAGCCGAAACAGTTCATCAAGCTACATTAGCTAGTGATAGTAGATTTGGTATATTATCTAAAACTGGTGCAGACGCAAAAAAAATGTTTACCGACAAGGTAGTACCGATTAGTTTAAATTACCCTTTCTTCTTCAAGCCAATACAGGACGGTATGGACCGGCCAAAGTCCGAACTTGCTTACAGGGTGCCAGCAAAAAAGTTTACTCGTAAAAAAATGAGGGAGCGTGAAGAGCAGGACGATATGGAAGGATTAGACACAACTATAGACTGGAAAAACACAGGTGATAATAGTTATGACGGTGAAAAACTATCTTTATTGGTTCATGATGAAAGTGGTAAGTGGGAAAGACCTGATAATATAAAAAATAACTGGAGAGTAACAAAAACCTGTTTACGATTAGGTAGTAGAATTATAGGTAAGTGTATGATGGGAAGTACATCAAATGCGTTAGATAAAGGAGGAGATAATTTTAAAAACTTATACAACAATTCGGATGTTACAAAAAGAAATCGTAATGGACAGACTAAGTCAGGATTATATTCTTTGTTTATCCCTATGGAATGGAACTACGAAGGATTTATTGACGAGTATGGACAACCCGTGTTTAATACTCCTGAAACAGAAACATTTGATCCACAAGGAGTAGAAATAGACTATGGTGTAATAGATCATTGGAATAATGAAGCAGAAGGACTTAAAGACGATCAAGACGCTTTAAATGAATTTTACCGTCAGTTTCCAAGAACTGAAGAGCATGCTTTTAGAGACGAAACTAAAAATAGCATATTTAATTTGGTTAAAATATACGAGCAAATAGATTACAATGAAGGCAATAGAAACTCATCAGTATTGACAGTTGGAAACTTTCAATGGACCAACGGAGTTAAAGACACAAGAGTTACGTTTAATCCAGATCCTAACGGTAGATTTAAAGTTAGCTGGGTACCAAGTTTAGAATTACAAAATAACGTGGTTATTAAAAATGGATCAAAATACCCAGGCAATGAACATATGGGGGCTTTCGGCTGTGACTCATATGATATATCAGGCACAGTAGATAACAAAGGCTCAAAAGGTGCTTTGCATGGTTTAACAAAGTTTTCTATGGAAGATGCGCCAGCTAATACTTTCTTTTTAGAATATATAGCAAGACCGCAAACAGCTGAGATATTTTTTGAAGATATTTTAATGGCACTAGTATTTTATGGCATGCCATTGTTAGCGGAGAATAATAAACCTAGACTTTTGTATTACCTTAGAAGAAGAGGTTATAGGGGTTTTAGTATGAATAGACCTGATAAGGTTTGGAACAAATTATCTGTTGCAGAAAAAGAAGTTGGTGGAATACCTAACTCAAGTGAAGATATAAAACAAGCACATGCTGCTGCTATTGAAATGTACATCAACGATCATGTTGGTTTACTAGAAGATGGAACCTATGGCACCATGTATTTCAATGAAGCGCTGAATGACTGGGCTAAGTTTGATATAAATAAAAGAACAAAGCACGATGCGTCAATAAGTACTGGATTAGCTATAATGGCTTGTAATCGACACTTATATAGACCAAATCCAAAAAACGAAAGAAAACCATTAAACTTAAGTATATCAAAATATAATAATAAAGGATTTTCCTCAAGAATAATTAAACAAAAGATATGATAGATTCTGTTGTAAATTTTCCGTCTCAAGCGGTTAGTGATTTAGAAAAGCTTAGTGAAAAATATGGCCTGCAGGTTGCACAAGCTATAAGAAACGAATGGTTTGCTGAAGCTACTTCAAAGTTTAGTACTCAAATAAATGAGTTTCATCAATTAAGACTATACGCTAGAGGAGAACAATCAATACAAAAATATAAAAACGAATTATCAATAAATGGTGATTTATCTTACTTAAATTTAGATTGGAAGCCAGTTCCAATAATACCTAAGTTTGTTGACATTGTTGTAAATGGTATGTCTCAAAGAACATTTGATATAAACGCGTTTTCTCAAGATCAATATGGTATTAGCAAAAGAACTGAATATATGGAGTCTATGTTAAGAGATATAAAGTCTAAAGAATTTAACGATCAAGCTAAATTAAAGTTTGGCATTGATTTATACGAGAATGATAAAGAACAATTACCAGATACCGAAGAGGAACTAAAACTGCATATGCAGTTAAATTATAAGCAAGCCGTGGAAATAGCACAGGAGCAGGCTATTAATGTTTTAATGGAAGGTAGTGATTATGATTTAATTAGAAAAAGATGTTTAGAAGATTTAACAGTAATAGGTATAGGTGCAACAAAAACAACATTTGATTTTGCTAGTGGAGCTTCAATAAAATACATTGATCCAGCTAACTTAGTTTATTCACATACTGAATCACCGTATTTTGATGACATATATTACGTAGGAGAAGTTAAAGAATTACCTATAAATGAGTTAGTTAAAGAATTTCCTGAACTAACAGAATCAGAAATAAAAGAAATAACCGACTACTCTGGCTCAAGCGCTTATAGTAGAGCTAGATACAAAAAAACAGCAGATAAAAATAAAGTAGAAGTTTTGTATTTTAATTACAAAACACACATGAATAATGTTTATAAATTAAAAACATTAGGTAGCGGTGCTGAAAAGATTATAGAAAAAGATGATACCTTTAATCCTCCAATAGAAAGCATGGATGGAGATTTTAGTAGATTAGAAAGAGTTGTTGAAGTTGTATACGAGGGTGTTTATTTAGTTGGAGCAAATAAGTTGTTAAGATGGAAGATATGTGACAACATGATGAGGTCAGACTCTGATTTTAGTAAAGTTAAGATGAATTATCAAATTGTTGCTCCCAAAATGTATAGAGGTAAAATTGAATCATTGGTTAGTAGAGTTACAGGCTTTGCTGATATGATTCAACTAACTCATTTAAAGTTACAACAGGTAATGGCACGCATGGTACCAGATGGTGTTTATTTAGATGCCGATGGATTAGCTGAAATAGATCTAGGTAACGGAACAAACTATAATCCACAGGAAGCCTTAAATATGTTTTTCCAAACTGGTAGTGTTATTGGTAGAAGTTTTACTTCAGATGGTGATATGAATCCTGGTAAAATACCAATTCAACAAATACAAAACGGTGCAGGTGGAAATAAAATACAAAGTTTGATTACTGCTTACAACTATTATCTACAAATGATAAGAGACGTAACCGGATTAAATGAAGCTAGAGATGGTAGTACTCCAGATCCTAAAGCTTTAGTTGGTGTTCAAAAACTAGCTGCCGCAAATTCTAACACAGCTACTAGACACATACTACAATCAATGTTGTATTTAACAGCTGAGGTCGCTGAATGTATGTCCTTGAGAATAGCTGATATAATAGAATACTCTCCAACTAAAGAAGCTTTTATTAGAGCTGTTGGTGTACATAATGTTGCTACATTAGAAGAAATAAAAGATTTACATCTTTATGACTTTGGTATATTTATAGAGTTATTACCAGACGATGAAGAAAAAGCTATACTTGAAAATAACATACAAGTAGCTCTTCAACAACAGTCAATAGATTTAGACGATGCTATTGATCTTCGTGAAATAAGAAGTGTTAAGTTGGCCAACCAATTACTTAAGGTTAAAAGAAAAAAGAAATTAGAACGAGATCAAAAGATTCAACAAGCAAATATACAAGCGCAAGCTCAAGCAAATGCTCAGACCCAACAAGTTGCTGCACAAGCTGAGGTTCAGAAGAATCAAGCAAAGGCACAGGCTGAAGCGCAGTTAGAGCAAACAAGAGGTTCGTTAAAATCACAATATTTGCAACAAGAAATTCAAGGTAAAAAAGAATTAATGCAATTTGAGTTTGAACTAAACTCT